GAAGCTAAAGCTTCAGGACAACCTTTAATTCATGAGCTTAGACGTGCAGGAATACCAGTAATTGACTTTGTACCTTCTAGAGGAAGAGATAAACATACTAGAATAAATAGCTGTGCACCTGTCTTTGAATCTGGTATGGTATGGGCACCGTTAGACGAACACTGGGCACAGGAAGTTATTGAGGAATGTGCAGCATTCCCTAATGGTCAGTATGATGACTATGTTGATTCTATGACCCAAGCTGTGTTAAGATATCGACAAGGTGGATTTGTTTCAACGTACTCGGACGATTGGGACGACCCGCCAATAAAATTAGAAAAAGAGTATAAATATTATTAGGAGCTTTTATGCCAATTAGAGTTTTAAAAAAAGATAAAGATAAAAAAGAAGAACAAAAAGAAAAACCTGAATCAGGTTCTTCAGTGAAAGATATATTCAAAAGTTATGGCAAGTATGATGGTAAACCTATAGAATTAAAAAGAGGTGGTCTATCACCAAAACAAAAAGCAATTGCTGCTAAAGCTCCACCACCAGATAAAATTGATGCAAAAGATTTTGCTGTGCTTAAAAAAGAAAAAGCAAAAGGCAGAGGTATGGGTCTTCAAGATGAATCTATTAAACCTGGAAAAGTTATGAAAGCTAAAACTGGAAAACAAATAGTAAAAGAATTTAGTGCATCTTTAAAAGCAATTGATGAATCTTTTAAAGATAAAGTTCATCCAATGAAAAAACAAAGATTATTAGATCGAAGCACTGTGATGACAAAAGCTAAATATGGTAAAGCTATTAAAACGGAATTAAGAGCAGACCCTACAAAACCAATTAGTTCAGTCGCACCAAAAGCAAGTGATATTCTTAAAAAGAAAAAACTACCAGGAGCAATTGGAACTGCATTAGGTATTGGTGCTATGTTGGTACCTGCTGCATACGCTGCTGCTAAACAATACAAAGATTATAAATCTGCTAAGAACAGAGATGAAGCTAAAGTTAAAAAAATGGGCGGTGGAATGATGAAAGCTAGAGTTGGTAAATCAATAGATGCAACAGGTAGAAGAACATATTCTTCAATGGAAGAAATGAGAGCTGCAAAAGGATTTAAACCTGGAGAAACTCCAGCACAATTTAATAAAAGAAAAGTAGCAATGGAAGTTGCTAAGAAGGCTGCCAAGGCAACTACTATTGGAAAAATAGTTTTACCTATCGCTGCAGCAGGTGTTGCAGGTGCTACTTATCTTAAAAATAAATTAAAAAAAGAAGATAAAAAAATGGTTGGTGGCATCGCTAAGAAATATTCGACTGGTATGACACTTGCAGATATGAAACCTTACGGTGGTTCTTATGTGAAAAAGAAAGCTGAGATGAAAGCTTCTCAAACTGAGAATGTAAAACAATTAACAACTTCTGATGATGCATATTCACCAGAAAAAATGTTTGTACTTACCAGAGGAACTAAAAAAGGTAATAGAGCTAGACCTGCAAGAATTAGAGTAACTGACGACTGGAATGCTAAAAAAATAGTTGATAGAGAAAATTCAAAAGGTATGAATACAGAATCCATTGCGTCTTACAAATTACCTCCAGCTTATCAAAGAGATTATGAAAGAAGACAACAGGTACTACAAAACTTGCGTGATAAACCTAGAAGTTATAGTGGCACTACTAAAAAAGTCCCTTCTCGTAGAACAAACTTAAAACCAAGACCGATGATATCTAAATTTAAATCCGGTGTCATGGTGAACAAACCTATGGGTTATAAATCTGGAACAATGGTCAAAGCAAGAGGCTGCAAACTAGGTAGAACAAGACCTACTAAAATGTATTAAGGAGGGACAATGTCCCTAAGAACATTACTTGGACTCGGTCGGAGATTAATCCGAAAGAAAACCGAACAAGTGACACCGGAAACAATTAGAACTTCAACGGTATCCGGTATCCCCGAAATCCCAGCCTCTCTTCGTTCACAAACTAAAGCGCTTACTCCACAAACAGTAGCGGAGCAATCAAAAGCATTAACGGTCACCGAACCACTGGCAAAAGGACCTCCATTGATAAGTCCTATGAACAATTTACCAAAGACAGTGGTAAACACAGGAGGTGCCCCTGGTGGTGTTCAAACATTTGAACAAAGACCTTTATTTAGTTCTACTGCTTACGATCGTATTGCACAAAAGGGAGATGGTATGTTTACTGCAGATGAGTGGGCAGACTGGCTAACGGATCGCGGCAAACGGAACTTTAAAATATTCGGTAGAGATTTCGAAGAAGGTTATATAGCCGGTGCTAAGTTTAAATATGATACAGGTCTTGCAAAAAGTTCACACCTTTTAAACAAAGAACAACAAGTATCTTTAGAAGAATTATTTGATTCTAATATTGCAACATTTGATAGACAAGGAAATTTAACTGGTGGGCTTTTAGGAGCAGCTAAAGAATCAGGAATAAAATTACCAGGACAGATGTTAGCGGATATGGCACGATTGAACCCAGCAAATAGAATTAAAGTTATTGAAATGGGAATACCAAATCAATTACTTAGCAAAGTAGATAATGTAGTAAATGAACAATTGGCACGAGTAAAATCTATAGAAAATTCATTGAATAAAAATGTACCGTTTGTTCCTGGTACTAGTCCTGTGCAAGAAACAGACGATTTCGTTGTAAATTATTTAGATAACTTAGAAGACCTTAAAAAGGGAATTAATAATTTTAGAGCATATATTAAGGGAGGCAATATTAGTGCAGCTAAAGATATTGTTAATAATATGAGCTTTACTTTTAAGAGATTAAAAAGTGATGCGACTTCATCACAGAAGTTAGCTTTAAATAAAATGCAAGGAGAAATAGATGATGTCTTACAATCTGCATCTGGTGTAAGAACCCCTAAGTACAGAGAGCAAGCAGGTTATACTTATCCCGGTGGGCAAAACTATAGAGAAGCTATTTTAGTTTTAGATGAAAGAATTCCAGGAAATAATGTAGATGGTGGTTTAAGAAGAAATCCACATTACTCAGGTGAAGAATTTAAAAACCCTTTAGCTCATATTCGTTGGGACACAAGAACAACATCAGATGGTAAAAAAGCTTTTTTGATTTCTGAAATACAATCAGATACCAACCAAGGTACATCAAGATTTTTAAGAGAAAAAGGACAAGAAGCTTTAAATACACCAATGCGAACTAATCCATATCAAAATGATGTAATTGTTAAATACTTAGCGGATAGTAGAAAAAAACTTAGTGATGAAATTTTAGGAGGCAAACTTAGACCTGCTCAAATAGAACTGAACGCTAGTAAAATTAGAAAGTTAGATGATAAAATTAAAGAGTTGACTAAAAGAACTGACACTAGTCTTGCAAAAGAGTCTACAGGAGAAATTTATAATTTTGTAACTAAGACAGATTACTACCCGCTACTAGATAGAAGTTCTCAAGTAAGAGCGTCTCTAAGTTATTTAACGGACTTAGCTCAAAAAGAAGGAATAGATTATATCGCTATTGCACCAACTAATTTAATGCAAAGAGGTATGGAACCTGGTAAAATAAAAGCTTATCAAGAATTTTATGGTTATCCAAGAGGTAATAAAACACCGGGTAGTAAATCACTTGCAGTAATACCTGATATATTTAAAAAAATAGGAAAAGACTTTGATACAAAAGTAGGAGTTATTAAAGTTTCTAAATCTGATGTAACAAAACCATATAAACGATTAGATGATTATAAAGTTAAAATAGATGGAGATACTGTTTATGAGCAAACATCACACCCTGAAGTATCTTCAACAAATCGTCCAGATTTTGAGTTTATACCCGATAACGACTTAAGATTGTACACAGACGTTTTTTCTGTTAAAGTATCCCCTAATATGGTAAGCCGACAAAAACTTTACAAAAAAGAGGGTGGGTTTATTAGTAAATACAACTAAGGAAAAAAATGGCAGTAGAAAAAAATATTCCAGAAACTGAAGATATTTTAGAGACTGAAGTAGAAGATAGTCCTGGTGGAACTTCTGAACTTGCAGTTGAAGTGGAAGGTGAAGAACCTATTCAAGAGGAAAGACCTCAAGACGATTTTAATGCAAACCTAGCTGAAAACATGGACGAAAGAGTCCTTAAAGATATGGCTAGAGAGCTTACCCAAGAATATAAAAAAGATAAATTATCTAGAAAAGAATGGGAAGACGCATACATCAAAGGCTTAGATTTATTAGGAACTAGATTTCAAGAAGTAACGAAACCATTTAAAGGAGCTTCCGGTGTCACGCATCCATTATTAGCTGAATCCGTAACACAGTTCCAAGCACAAGCGTATAAAGAATTAGTGCCGTCTGATGGTCCTGTGCGAACACAGGTCGTAGGATTACAAACACAACAAACAGAACAACAAGCAGAGCGTGTTAAAGATTATATGAATTACCTGCTGATGGAGGAGATGGAAGAATACACCACTGATATGGATCAGATGTTATTTTATTTACCTTTATCAGGTTCAACATTTAAAAAAGTTTATTACGATGCAATGTTAGATAGACCTGTATCTAAATTTATTCCTGCAGAAGATTTAGTGGTTCCTTATTATGCATCTGATTTAAAAGATTGTGAAAGAATTACTCACGTCATTAAAATGACTCAAAACGAGGTGATTAAAAAACAAGCTGCAGGTTTTTATAGAGACATAGAATTGATTGAATCGGATTCAGAACCGGATGATGTTCAGAAAAAATTAAATCAGTTAGAAGGAATCAAGAGAACGGGCGATGATTACTTGCATACTATTTTAGAAATGCACGTTGATTTAAATTTAGATGATTACGAAGACTTTGATGACAGAGCTAAGAAAATAAAAATTCCATACATTGTAACAATCGATGAAGGTTCAGGTGAAATTTTATCTATTTACAGAAATTATAGACCTGATGATATTTCGTATTCTAGAATTGAATACTTTGTTCATTACAAATTTTTACCAGGATTAGGTTTTTATGGTTTTGGTTTAACTCACATGATTGGTGGTTTGTCTCAAGCGGCTACTCAATCGCTAAGACAATTAATTGATGCGGGTACTTTAAAAAATTTACCTGCTGGATTTAAGTCTAGAGGGATTAGAGTTAGAGATGATGACCAACCAATACAACCAGGAGAGTTTAGAGATGTAGATGCACCTGGTGGAAACATTAGAGATCAGTTTTTTAACTTACCATTTACTGAACCAAGTGTTACTTTATACAACCTTTTAGGTTTTGTAGTACAAGCAGGACAAAAATTTGCTGCAATAACAGATTCAAACATTGGTAATGACGTTCAAAACAGAGCAGTTGGTACTACAATTGCGCTAATGGAACGTGGAAGTCGTGTAATGAGTGGCGTTCACAAGCGTTGTTACTATGCAATGCGATTAGAATTTAAAATTTTAGCAAGAATTTGTGGTGAATCACTACCTCCAGAGTATCCATACGATGTCTACGGTGGTCCTAGAACGATTAAAGCACAAGATTTTGACCAAAGAGTCGATATTTTACCTGTTGCTGACCCAAATATCATGTCAATGGCTCAAAGAGTGACTCTTGCACAGACACAATTACAAATTGCAAGCTCAAATCCTGGAATGCACAACCTTCACGAAGCCTACAGAAGGGTTTATGAGGCATTAGGCACAAAACAAATTGAAGCTTTACTAAAACCACCACCAAAACAACCAGAACCTTTAGATCCGGCAAAGGAAAATGCACGTGCACTGCAAATGAGACTGCTTACAGTGTTTGAATTTCAAGATCATGATGCCCATTTACAGGCACACATGGCATTTATGCAATCTAGAATGGTTCAGATTAACCCTCAGGTGTATGCTTTACTGCAATCGCACATTTCAGATCACATTTCTTACAAAGCTAAAGCAGAAGTTAGTCAAATGATCATGCAAAATCCTGAAATGGCACAGATGGCACAACAAGATCCTCAACAATTTCAAATTATGTTTGATGCAGAGGTAGCAAAAGTTGCTGCGCGTATTACACAAGAGTTAGTTCAATCTGAAAGCGCTGCTCAAAACAAAGAAGATCCACTAGTGAAATTAAAACAACAAGAAATTGATTTAAGAGCTATGGATTTACAAAGAAAAGCTGAAGAAACTAAATTTAAAGCAGAGCAGGAAAATATGAGAGCTGCGCAAAGGTTAGAATATGAATATGATAAACTTGCACAACAAGATCAACAATCTGATGAGCGATTAGAAGTTGCAAGAGAGAAAATTAAAGGCAAATGAGAAAAGGTTTAAGTGGAGGAGTAAAATATGGCCCACCGCCTAAGAGAGGTCCAAACCCACAAGGAATTAAAATTCTTAATAAGGGTTCCAAAAACAAAAATATTTATAAAAAAAGAAAATCCAGTTAATAAATTATTTGATAGCTGGTCAGAACAACAAAAGCTCATATTTCTAGCAGGTGTGTTTGAAGGTGAAGGCACTATTACCATGATCCCACAAAAAAATACAAAAAAATCAAGTTTGTCATGTAGGGTTAAAATGACTGACCGAGATATTATTCAAAGATTTGCAGATTTTGCTAAACATGGAAATATTTATAGTGAACAAAAACGAGATATTAAAAATAAATTAAGTTTTTGTTGGAAAGTAAGTGGACCAAGAGCTGTTAATTTTTTACATNAAATAGCACCTTATTTAGGNGTTAGAAGATACAACAGAGTAATTCAATGCCTAGCACTATACAAACAAGAAAGAAGTCTGTAAAATAAATCATTATGTTTCCATGGAGTATTATAGGCACAGCTTTAAAAACTGGAGCTGAAATTTATAAGAATAAAAAAAGATCAGAGATTATTATGTCTGAGGCTCAGATCGTGCATGCTGAAAAGATGAAACGCGGAGAGATTGAGTACAGCGGACAGATTGCTCAAAACCAAAAAGGTGACTGGAAGGACGAATTCATTTTATTAATTCTCTCATCACCTCTGTTTCTGCTTGCATATTCGGTTTTTGCAGAAGATGAAGAGATTGGTCAGAAACTTGATTTATATTTTGAAAAACTACAAACAATGCCTTGGTGGATAATTTCATTATGGGTTGCTGTAGTTGGTGCTGTATATGGTATTAAAGCTACAGAACTAAAACACATGGGTGGTAAAAAATAATGTGGAAATGGTTTAAAAAATTATTAGGGATAAAACCAAGAGTGTTACCAACAATTGATTCAGTAAGACCTTTAACTAAAGGTGATTTAAAAAAATTAAAAGCACAAGGTAAAATAAAAAATATTTATGAGAGACACTAAATTATTAGAAAAGTATTCTGAAGAACAATTAAAGATTGCTAAAGAAAAGCAATTATTTAAACATTTAAAAAAAGAAGTTGAGACTGGGGCTAACGGTACTCAAAAATATGTGATAAAAGAAGGTATAAACAAAAATAAAATTGCGAGCACAAAATGAAAAAAGGTAAAAACAAAAAATCAGGACCTTGTTGGGAAGGTTATCAAATGGTTGGTATGAAAATGAAGGGGAACAGAAAAGTTCCTAATTGTGTTCCTGTTAAAAAAGCAAAAGTAGGTCTTTCAGTAAATGTTGGTTCCGAATCTGCTTTAGGTAGAATTGAAAAAGCAGGTATGGTTAGAGGTGGTGGAGCTGCAGTAAAAGGTTTAAATTTTAAAGGAGTGTTTTAATGGTTCAATTTAGAAAAAAAAATAAACGTAAGAAAAAAAACGATGAGCAAGACCCACCTATGATGGGTAATCCTGGTGTTGTAAAAACTTATGAAGACGCTAGGGAGAACGCTATGCTTAATAGAAATGTTCCCACACTTAAACACGGTGGTATGTGTAGAGGCACAGGTATTGCTGTAAAAGGTAAAAAATTTCAAGGCGTTTTTTAATTTGCATCCAGATCTAAAATAATCTATACATCTGCTATGACTATTAGAGGTGATAGCACAGAATATGAATTACTTAAAAAGTGGTGCGAGACACTTCCTTTTTTCGAACAACCAAAATCAGTTACAACTTGTGAAATAGGTGTAAGAGAAGGTCTTGGTTCAAAAATTATTATGTTATCAATTAGAGCAAGAATTGGTAAAGTAGATTATAAACACATTGGTATTGATCCTTATGGTAATCTTAAATACCAACATTATGATAACTCTCCAGAATACACAGCTGACTATACAGATGAAATGAGATTAGAAATGCAAAAAGATTTCTCAGACCATCCAGAATTTTCTTTCTTTCATATGAAAGATACCGATTATATGAATTACTTTGCAACCCAACCGCTGGTTTATGACTTAGTTCACTTTGATGGGCCACATATGACTAAAGATGTTATTACTGAAGCAGTGTGGTTTGCTGATAGATCAAGAAAAGGATCAAGATTTATATTCGATGATTATAAAAAATATGGAATGGAAGATATCAGTAAAGCATTAACTTATTATGGATTTAATGTCATGGAGTCCGGTGAAAACAAAATAATGCTACAGAAGTTATAATGCATATAGATACAATCTCATTAGTTCAAAGAAAAATTAAAAAGAATCTTCAACAACTCAAAGACCACGCTATATATGGTGTTGACACCATGGAGAAACTACAATATGTTAGAGGTCAAATCAGATCTTTAGAAGATCTGCAACAGGATCTTAAAGACCTGCTGACACAAACGGAGTATGAAGATGAACAAGTCCACGGAGACACCGAAACGGACTGAAGCGCTTCTAGAAGCCTACAAGGCTAGAGAAGAAGTCGAAACAGTCCTTGATCCAAAAGCGATCAGTAAATCAACATTAGATAAATTACCTACACCAACAGGTTATAGAATTTTGGTTCTGCCATATGCAGGTCCTAAAAAAACCAAAGGTGGAATTTATTTATCTGATACAACACAAGAAACAATACAGATGACAACCGTCTGTGGTCTTGTGCTAAAAATGGGAGATCTTTGTTATCATGACAAAGATAAATTTCCAAAAGGACCTTGGTGCAAACTAAATGATTGGATAATTTTTAGTAGGTATGCAGGTTCACGATTCAAAATAGAAGGTGGTGAAGTAAGAGTGTTAAATGATGATGAAGTCATTTCCACAATTTCTGATCCTTCGGATATTTTGCACCATTATTAAGGAGGATAAAATGGCTGACGACAACAATCAAGCATCTGTTGAATTAGATACAGATGGAGTAAACGAAGAAACAATTCATGTAGAAACCCCAACAGAAGAAGCATCTGCTTTTGAAAAAAAAGAAGATGTAGATTTAGGTTATACAGATGTAACTAATCCAAAAAGTGCGAAAGAACTTTTACAGGAAGTAAAAAAAACAGAAGAAAAAACAAAACCTAAGTTTGAACAAAGAGAAGAAGATACAGATTCTTCTGACTTAGAAGATTATTCTGAGAAAGTACAAAAAAGGATTAAGAAATTAACTTTTCAAATTAAAGAAGCTGAACGTAGAGAAAGAGCTGCAGTTGATTATGCAAAAGGTTTAAAAAGTAAATACGAAACAGCACAAAATCAATTTGAAGAAACAGATAATAACTATCTTAAAGAATATAATGCTAGGATTGACTCTGAAAGAGATAAAGCTAAAGCTGCTTTAAAAGCTGCTTTTGAATCTCAAGACTCAGATGCAATTTTAGAGGCTCAAGATAATTTAACAAGATTATCCGTTGAGAAAGAAAAAGTTTCTATGACTCTTGCTGATAAAGAGGCTAGAAAAAAACAAGTAGAATCACAACCTGTTGAAGAAACACCTACTGCACAACCACAAATTAGCCAAAAAGCTCAAACTTGGGCTGAGGATAATGAATGGTTTGGCTCTGATAGAGTTATGACTTCTGCTGCTATGGGAATACACGAAGACCTATTGCAGGAGGGAATTGACGCAGAGAGTGATGAATACTATAATCAAATCAACAAACGTATGAAGGAGTATTTCCCTCAGAAATTTGCCCAAGAGACGACAGAAGTTAGACAAGCTACAAAAGAACCCGTCCAGAATGTAGCATCAGTCAGTCGTAGATCTGGAGGACGCAAAACTGTGAAACTCACCAAATCACAAGTAGTTATCGCTAAGAAATTAGGGGTGCCACTAGAGGAATACGCAAAATACGTGAAGGAAGGAGCTTAATATGGAAGACTACAAAACTTCACGCGAGTCTAGTAAACGAGAAAAATTAACTCGTAAAAAAGATTGGACTCCACCATCCAGTTTGGATGCGCCAGCTGCACCGCATGGGTATGCACATAGATGGATACGTACTGCGACTAATGGTTTTGAAGACCCAGGTAATGTGTCTAAGAAACTTAGAGAAGGTTGGGAATTCGTTAAGGCCGAAACACTAATTAGTGAAATTGGTCAGAATGATTATCCAGTCATCTCAGAAGGAAAACATGCTGGTCTAATCGGAATTGGTGGCCTTGTGTTGGCAAGGATACCGGAGGAGATTCTGAGAAGTCGTGCTGAGTATTTTAGAAGAATAACTCAAGACAGAACAGACGCGATTGATCGAGAACTCATGAAGGAACAACACCCGGACATGCCTATCAATATTGATAGACAGTCTAGAGTTACCTTTGGTGGTAGTCGTAAAAAATAATTTTTTTGCATTACCTACCCGAGATAGCTTGGA